AGAACTTGTAAGAATCATAAATTCCGGAATGTTCATTCCAACATTCATTACTGGTCTTTCTGGTATGGGGAAAACCAAAGAGGTTTTCGAAGCAGCAGCAAAAACTAAACGTGAATTAATTCGAGTCAATATTACAATTGAAACTGATGAAGATGATTTACTTGGACACTATACTCTTAAAGATGGTGAAACTGTTTGGGAAGACGGTCCTGTTATCGTTGCAATGGAAAGAGGAGCAATTCTTCTTCTTGATGAGATTGACCTTGCATCAAATAAGATCATGTGTCTACAACCAGTACTTGAAGGTGGAGATATCTTCTTGAAGAAGATTAACAGACTCGTTAAACCAGTACCTGGATTCAATATTATTGCGACAGCGAATACTAAAGGAAAAGGATCTGAAGATGGAAGATTCATTGGAACAAACATTCTTAATGAAGCTTTCCTTGATCGTTTCCCATTGACATTCGAACAAGATTATCCAAATGCGTCAACAGAGAAAAAGATTATTACTAAGATCCTCGCAAATTATGAAGTCAAGGATGAAACATTTGTTGATCACTTAGTACAGTGGACCGATGTAATTCGTAGGACTTATGATGACGGTGGTATTGATGAGATCATCTCAACACGTCGTTTGGTAAACATTGTTAATTCGTATATGGTATTCAGAGACAAGATGAAAGCGATCGAATTTTCGATCAATCGTTTCGATGAAGATACTAAAAATGGTTTTATGGATCTATGGAGCAAAGTGGACCCTGCAGCAACCCCCGAAACAGATGAAGAACCTGCCGAAGAAGCAAAAGAAGAATAAAAACAAAATAGTCCTTGACATTTTAAACGTTATCTTCTATAATATACAATATAAATAGATGATAACGTTTTCTGTTTATTTAATATGAAAGGAGTGAATGCAGATCGAAGTACCAATAGCTGAGTTAAGAAAGAAACGTATATTTGTTGCTACACCAATGTATGGTGGAATGTGTAGTGGAATGTATACTAAAGCTTGTTGCGACCTAGCAACTACAGCCACCAAATATCAAATCGATTTAAAATTCTTTTATCTATTCAATGAATCTTTAATTACAAGAGCACGAAATTATTGTGTTGATGAGTTCTTGAGATCTGAATATACACATCTCATGTTCATTGATGCAGATATTTGTTTCGATCCGAATTACGTTCTTACATTAGCAGCACTATGTGATAGTACGAAACCAATCGTTGGTGGAATATATCCTAAGAAGTGTATTGCTTGGGAGAAGGTTCGTAATGCTGTTGATAAAGGATTAGCTGATGATGATCCGACGATGCTTGAAAGGTTTACAGGCGATTTTGTTTTCAATCCAGTAGGAGGTCAACAAACTATTTCATTATCAGAACCAGTAGAAGCTTTGGAAATTGGAACTGGATTTATGATGCTTCAACGTGAAGTGTTAGATAAGTTCGCAAAAGAATATCCTAAGTTTCGATATAAACCAGATCATAACCGTTCAGAACACTTTGACGGTTCCAGATACATTCATGCATTCTTTGATACTATTATTGATAATGATCAATGGATGGGTGAAGGTAAATCGGAAAATTCCGATCGTTATCTATCAGAAGATTATATGTTCTGTCAATTAGCACATAAGATAGATATCAAAACTTTTCTATGTCCTTGGATGAAATTATCACATGTTGGAACATATGTATTCTCCGGTAACTTACCAGATATGGGTGCATTGGAATATGCAGCGCATGGATATGATACTGAGAGTAGACCTTTCTTAGAAGACAGAAAAAAGAAAAAGTCTTCAGAAGGCATGAATAGAAAAGAACGTAGAAAACTCGCTGCGGCAAAACGCAAAGAGGATAAGAAGTCAGGGAAACCTGATTATTCAAAAAGTCCTAACCATTTATAGGAAAACATGATTATACATAATGAGACTGTTGAATATTTAAAAAACTTTGCTGAGATTAATCAAAGCCTGGTTATCGAAAAAGGTAAAGTCATTAAGACAGTTAGTGAACAGACAAATGTAATGGCAAAAGCAGAACTCGGACAAGAGTTCCCACAAGACTTTGCGATCTATGATCTCAATAAGTTTCTGGGTGTTCTTTCTTTATTCGTTGAGCCACGATTTGAATTTAGTGAAAAATCTGTAAAAGTTCAATCAAGTGTTGATGCAAATAATTATACAGCTGGAGATCAGATAGCCGAATATCAATTTGCCAACATGTCTTTGTTTGAAAACGAAAAAAAGATTCTTGCAAAAGATATTGAGTTGCCAGAACCGGAAGCTTCATTTAAACTTGAAGAGAAGTATTTCGTTTCTATTATGAGAGCAGCTTCAGTTATGAGTCTACCAGAAATTGCTGTTATAGCAAAAGATGGAAAGATTAAATTGCAAGCAATTGATTCCAAAACATCCGTCGATAGTTATGCAGTTGACTTGGGTAATTCTGATTCTAATTTTAAAATGATTTTCAAACTTGAAAATCTTAAATTAATGAAAGGGACTTATGATGTGAGAATATCAAATAAGGGTCTCGGACATTTTAAGAACACAGAGAAAAAACTTGAGTATTGGATTGCAACTGAACAGACAATATAAGGATTATGACAGATAATATATTATGGGTTGAGGCGTATAGACCTCAAAAGGTAGCAGACTGTATTCTTTCTGATCATCTAAAGAATCCATTCCAATCATTTGTAGAAAAAGGAAATATTCCTAATCTATTATTGACTGGAGGACCTGGTGTTGGTAAAACAACAATTGCGAAAGCAATGTGTAAGGAGATTGGATCTGATTATCTTGTTGTGAATGGTTCTCAAGAATCTGGTATTGATTTATTGAGAGTCAAACTAGAAAATTATTGTAGTAGTGTTTCATTACTGGGTGGTAGAAAAGTTGTTATAATTGATGAGGCAGATTATTTAAACCCACAATCTACACAACCAGCTTTAAGAGGATTTATTGAACAGTTCTCTGAAAACTGTAGTTTTATTTTTACTTGTAATTATTTACATAGGATTATTGAACCAATTCATTCCAGATGTTCTGTAATTGAATTTAAGATAGATAAAAAGGATGCGCCTGTGATTGCTCAATCTATGTTAGATAGAGCAAAGCAAATCCTTGACGAGAATAATGTTAATTATAATGAAAAGGTTCTCGTTGAATTAATAATGAGATATTATCCAGATTTTAGAAGGACATTAAATGAATTACAACGTTATAGTGCTACAGGTGATATTGATAGTGGGGTTCTCGGTCAATTGGGCGATGCTAACTTTCTCGCTCTTATTAATGCATTAAAAGAAAAGAACTTTACAAAGGTTCGTAAATGGGTAAATGATTCAAGTCATACAGATCCAAGAAACATATATAGACAATTATATGATAACTTACATGAACATTTAACACCTAACACATTACCACCAATTATTTTATTATTGGCTGATTATCAATATAAATCTGCATTCGCAGCAGATCAACAAATCAATCTAACCGCATGCTTGATCGAAGTAATGGTTGAAGGGCAATGGCAATGAATCCATTCGATTTTGTAAAAGATATAAACTATAAGAAAAAAGATTTGTTACAAGATGATCCCGATGGTCATATAGAACGGGATTATAAACCCTTTTTAATTAATAGAACATTAAGTTTTACCTCTGATACGGCGCTTCATGCTAACGAAATGAACGTAAGACCGTTTCTAGATAACAAGCTTCAATACCACTATTTGCTAAATATCATTAGACCCAAGAACAGATTTGGTCGATGGTTAAAAGCCGAGAAGTACGAAGCCATAGATCTTATCGTTGAATATTATGGTTACTCCTTGCAAAAAGCTAGGGAAGTCGTTGATATATTCACGGATGAGGACTTACGTACTCTCAAGCAAAAATTATTTACAGGTGGATTGAAGGAGTTAAATGAGTATAGAGGTCGAAGCGCTCGTTGAAATCAAGCTGAAACAACCTGATGATTTTTTAAAAGTAAAAGAGACTTTAACAAGAATTGGTGTGGCATCCAAGAAAGATAAGACTCTATATCAGAGTTGTCACATTCTTCATAAACAAAGTCGGTATTACATAGTACATTTTAAAGAGTTGTTCATGCTAGATGGGAAACCATCTAATTTTTCAGATAATGATGCAGCACGGCGTAATACAATAGTTAATCTATTAGCAGAATGGGATTTAGTACAAATTGTGGATAACGATAAAGTTAATGACAATATTGTTCCCATTAATCAACTAAAGATTATATCGTTCAAAGAAAAGGACGAATGGAATTTAGTGGCAAAATATAATATTGGAAATAAGAAAAGTGACGACACTAAAATTGAAAGTACATAAATTATTTGATGATGTTCAAATTCCCCAATTTTCCACAAAAGGTTCAGCATGCTTTGATATACATGCATACTATAGACCTGAAGCTGGATATAAGGTTTGGAATGAAGATAAAAAAACATTTATAGAAAGAAAAGATTCTTCTATAACAATTCATCCATTTCAAAGGGCATTGATTCCAACAGGATTGATTTTAGATATCCCAAATGGATATTCAGTAAGAATACACCCTAGATCTGGAACAGCAATTAAACAGGGCATGAGCTTAATTAATTGCGAAGGCGTAATCGATTATGATTACGTAGAACCATTGTTTATTGCTTGTGTGAACCTTTCAGAAGTTCAAACAATCATTATAAATAATGGCGACAGAGTCGCTCAGGGCGAACTTGTCGAAATGACTCATTACGAAATTGAGGAGTCGTCTACTAAGCCTACTCAAAAGACTGACCGCGACGGTGGTTTTGGAAGTACTGGCAAATGAGTAGATTTAAAGTTTTAGGGCACAGTTACGACTTAGAAATATACGAAGAAGTTTTAACTGATCCTGAAAAAGGTACTATTGAATTCGACGAGGTCGGAGTGTATAGTGCCAAATCCATACTAGAGTTAGTATGGATTGTTCTTAAACATCGGTTTGAACATCTGCTCGCTGGTGAGGGATGGAGAGACTGATAATCTTGCTTTTATAAGGAGATAATATGTTATATACAAACGCCGCATCACTGTTTACAAATCCCAAACATTTACAACACTTGACTCAGTCCGCAATTGGATTAGATAATCTGTTTGAAAGAGTGTTTGGAGAATTGTCTAATTTTAATCAAAATCAAACTTCAAGTTACCCACCTTATAACTTGAAAAAAGATGGAGATGATTATATAATAGAGTTAGCAGTTGCAGGACTCAATGAAGAAGACATTACAGTGAATGTTGAAAACGGTGTATTAACCGTCGAATCAACAACAGATAAATCAGATGAAGATTTTCTTTATCAAGGGATTGCAAAGCGTTCTTTTAAACGTTGTTGGACTCTCTCTGATGATATAATTGTTAAAGAAGCAGCATTAGACGCTGGGATGTTAACAATTACAATGGAGAAGATTATTCCTGAGGAAAAGAAGGCAAAGCAGATTAAGATTGTAACAAATCAAAAGAAGCTTTCCTAATTTCGACGGGGTCGTTGAAGATAAATACTTTCTAACCAGCGACCCCATAATAGGAGTGAAAAGTGAATGAAGCTGAAGATATTAGGGTAGCACCGAACTTTACCCTACCTGAATTACTAAAAAGTTCAACAGCAGATAGAATGGGCTTAGATAATACACCTGCCACAGATCAAGTTTTAGTTAATCTTACCAATGTAGCAAATCATATTTTACAACCAGTTCGAGAAAAATTTGGACCAGTTCGTGTAAATAGTGGTTACAGAGGACCTGCTTTAAATAAGGCAGTTGGAGGATCTAAGACAAGTCAAC